GTGGTGGTCTTCTTCAATTAGTAGCTTATGGTGCTCAGGATGTTTATTTAACTGGTAATCCTCAAATTACCTTTTTTAAAGTAGTTTATCGTCGTCATACTAACTTCGCTATTGAAGCTATTCAACAGACATTTAACGGAAATGCCGGTTATGGAAATACCGTAACATGCCAAATATCGCGCAATGGTGATTTAATAAATCGCATGTATTTACAGGTTGATGTACCTGCGAGAAAAGCGGCTACTACAGGTACCTATGTTAATTACCTCGGTTTACGTCTAATTAAATCAGTTGTTATTGAAATTGGTGGGCAACAAATAGATAAACATTATTCCGATTGGCTATACATATGGAATGAGTTATCTTTACCTATCGGCAAGCGATATGCCTATGATACCATGGTTGGTGCCGATAAAGACATATTAACCGGAAAAGGCGCTACATTATATATACCTTTCGAGTTCTGGTTTTGCAGAAACGTAGGTCTTGCTCTGCCTTTAATCGCCCTTCAATATCACGAAGTTAAAGTTAAAATCGAGTTCGATTCCCTCGCAAATTGCTGCGATACTCCGGCCAGCTTCGATAATTTACAAAATGTTTCATTATGGGTCGATTACATCTTCTTAGATACCGATGAACGCCGAAGATTTGCTCAATTATCCCACGAATATTTAATAGAACAGCTTCAATTCACCGGTACTGAAACCCTTAACAAAAATACTAACCGTATTAAATTAAACTTCAATCATCCCTGCAAGGAATTAATCTGGGTAGCTAAAAGCAAAGGAGCTTACAAACCCAACAGATGGTATGATTATAATTTATACGATGCCCTCGATGCTGATAATGATCCCACGGGCTCTCTCAATTACACCAGCAACCTTACTATATATGGTGTAAAACCCGAAAAATACAAGAACCCTTTTACCAGCGCCATTCTCCAATTAAACGGCAATGATCGCTTCGCTGTAAGAGAGGGCATGTATTTCTCGCACGTCCAGCCCTTCCAACATCACACTAACGTCCCCGTTAATAACCCCATTAACGTGTACTCTTTCGCCTTAAAACCCGAAGATCATCAACCGAGCGGCACTTTAAATATGTCTCGTATAGATACCGCTACTTTGATGGTTGACGTCGTTGACCCCACTAAAGGCAACACTGTTACTTCGGCTAATTTCGACTACGAAGGCATTAATATATACGCCGTTAATTATAACGTATTACGCATATTATCCGGAATGGGTGGTTTAGCCTATTCTAATTAAAAATAATTAAGTAATTATAAAAATGTGTTATATCATTCCCTTTTTTTTTTCTCCTCTAATAGTATAAAGAATATAGCGTAAATGGGTGGTGGTCTTCTTCAATTAGTAGCTTATGGTGCTCAGGATGTTTATTTAACAGGTAATCCTCAAATTACCTTTTTTAAAGTAGTTTATCGTCGTCATACTAACTTCGCTATTGAAGCCATACAACAAACTTTCAACGGAACTCCTGATTTCGGAAATCGCGTAACCAGTCAAATATCGAGAAACGGCGATTTAATACATCGTGTATACTTAGTTGTTACGAATTACACTTCGACCAAAAAAGTATGCCCGTACTTCGGTCTTCGTTTAATGAATTATGTTGAAATCGAAATCGGTGGACAAAAAATAGATAAACACTATTCTCACTGGATGTATGTATGGAACGAGCTCACTTTACCTACCTCAAAGAAGGAAGGTTATAGAAAGATGGTCGGTGCTAATCCCACCGAAGCCGTATTAACTGCTGCTAATCTATATATTCCTTTAGAATTCTGGTTCTGCAGAAATGTCGGTTTAGCCCTTCCTCTAATTGCTCTCCAATATCACGAAGTTAAAATAAATATCCTCTTCGAAGACAAAGCTAAATGCATAGCTTCTTCGGAAACTGGCGATCTATCTCCCCTATCTTCTGCCTCTACCACTCTATGGGTCGATTATATCTTCTTGGATACTGATGAACGCCGAAGATTCGCTCAATTATCTCACGAATATTTAATAGAACAATTACAATTCACTGGTGCCGAAAGCGTAACTAATCTAACTGATGTCGCTGCTAATGTTGTACAAGTAAAACCCAAATTATCCTTCAATCATCCTTGCAAAGAGCTTGTATGGTTTGCTACCAGTGATTTTACCGCCGGTACTAAAAATAACAACTGGATGAATTATGGCACTACTGTTAACTCGTATGATACCGCCGGTACTGGTGTCGAATTTAATTCATCGAGCGCTGTAGTATCCACAAATCCTGTTAAATCTGCTAAACTTGTACTAAACGGCAATGATCGTTTCAGCGAACGCCCCGGTTCTTATTTCAATTTAATACAACCTTACCAGCACCACGGCAGTATCCCTGCTAACCCCGGTATCAACGTATATTCTTTTGCATTAAAACCCGAAGAACATCAACCGAGCGGCACATTAAATATGTCTCGTATAGATACCGCTGTATTAAACTTGAGTTTAACTGGCTTACGTTCAAGTCTCAATGGCGCTGTTAACTTACATGTATATGCCGTTAATTACAACGTTTTAAGAATATTATCTGGTATGGGCGGTTTAGCCTATTCCAATTAATATGTTTAATATGTTAAAGTAAAAGTAATAAAGTTTTATTATGCATTGTTAAATTGCTATAATATCCCTTTTTTTTTTCTCCTCTAATAGTATAAAGAATATAGCGTAAATGGGTGGTGGTCTTCTTCAATTAGTAGCTTATGGTGCTCAGGATGTTTATTTAACTGGTAATCCTCAAAT